GTCGAGAAACAACATATTGGTTTTCTGGCCCAGAGGCTCGAAGAACCAGGCAAACCAGGTGTCTATAGCATTGCCGCCAGCATTGAAGCTCTGGGTCTTTGTATAGAGCGGTGCCCCAGAAACTGTCAGCGTCACCGTAGCGCTTTCCGCATTGGTGTCGATCAGAGCAACGCCGTCTGTAGCCCCGGGCGCCAGAACCACCTGCAGCGACCCTGCCCGGGTTGTTGCTGTGCCAACGCGCTCATCAAACATCGCCCAGCGGTTGGTCGGGCCAATGTCGAGCCACTTGTTCGGATCGCTGGCCGGGTTGACCCCAGTTGATGCAGCCAAGGCCTCGTACCGCCGGTGGGTCGCGGTCAGGATGACCCGGGTGCCCACTGCATAGGCCGTGCCGGAGCCCCAAGCAGCGTAGTCATTCTCAGGCGCGGTGCTACTGGACAGCATAGCGTCCTTCAGCGTGGTCGGGCGGATCAGCTTCATGCCACCAACCTAGTGGAAATGGCATCGCCATCAGGCGTGACCCGTTCGAGGATGCGCGCTGTTTTGCTCGTTCCCGACGCGATCGTGGCTGCGGCGATCCGCTGTTCGCCCCGCAGGTCAGACACCTCCTGCCTGAGCGCTTTGAGTTCATCGACCACCACGCTCTGGCCGTCATTGGCCGGAATGCTTGGCGCACCCATCTGATTGGCAGTGAACTGCTCCCACCAGCTTGGCGTGATGGCGGCAGATGTCGCTGCGGCGGGTTGTGTTCCGCTCGCCTGGTTGATGATCGCCAATGTCTGTTCGAGGCTCGCCGCGGTCAGGCCCTGAAGCCGGCCCAGATCTTCTGCCGACCGTGCGGTGTTGGCTGCGACCGAGAGCAGAGCCTGGCTCAAGCCCGGCAGCGCCTTGGCCGCTTCCTCGTCACCCGCACGCGCCAGCATCGAGGCGTTGTTGAACGCGGCAAGGGCCCCGGCATAGTTAGTCGGCGTATCGCTCATCACGCCCCGGATCCGCTTGATCTCCGCGATCAGTCCATCGGTGATCTGGGCCCATGCATTGCGAAGCTGTTCCGCGGCATTGGCGGCGTCATCGGCTGCTTGTCGTTGATCTTCAAGCGCCCAGACCTGTTCCTGCAACGCCTTGTTGGACATATCGATCTGGACAAGCTCGAGCGCGCGCAGCGCTGCAGTGTCGCCCTGAAGTTCCAGCATCCGCCGCTCAAGTGACAACCGCTCATCGAGAATGGCAGCAGCACTAGCCGCATCCTGCGCCGCACCGACCAAATCGGCGAATGCCGGTGCCAACTGGATCAGCGCTGCGTAAGCTGCCTGTCCAGATGCGGTGGTAAGGTCCTGCGCTTCAACCAGCGACCGGAAGCCCGCGATGCTACCGGGAAGCGCAAGCCCTAGGCCGTCAAAGACCCTGGCCATCTGCGCGGTCTGCGCCGAGGCCTGTTCGGCCTTGGTGTAATAGAGAGCAAAATACTCACCTGTGGCAGACGCCATGTCGCTGGCCGAGCCGAACAGGTCGAAGAGGTTCATCTTCGCGCTGAGGCTCAGACCCTCGACCGAGGTGCCGAGCAGGCTGAGCGTGCTGCTTACCGCCTCGATGCTGGAGGCGACGCGTACCAGCGTCTCGAAATAGCCTTCACCAACCTTTTGGAACTGCTCGAGCCCTGGCACCGCAGTCCGGGCGAGATTGTCGGCGGCCGCGCCAAAGACTGCGGTCAGCTTCTCCTGGATCTCGGCCCCGGTCAGCCCCTTCAAATCGATCTTGCCGATGTTGACCACAAATCCAGAAAGGCGCGACTGCACCTCGCCAAGCGACATACCCAGCGGGCCGGCAGCCGCCGAGATCGCGCTGTAGAAGCCTTCGAAGATCAGGCTGAACTGGCGCTCGAGTTCGGCGTCAGCCGCGGTGTACTGGGTGGAGTAGCTCGAGCCGGTGCTGATCCCGAGGAACTTCTTGGTCTTCTTGATGTCGGAGTAATAGCTAGCGTCAAAACCGCCCGCCATGATCGAACCGAGCGACTGCGCGCCGCCATAAATGCCCTGGCCAACGATACTGGTCTTGGTGCCAAACAGAGCGTTGACGATGCTGCCAAGGACCTTGCCCAGACCGCCCAGCAGCTTGGCGCCCAGGAAGCCGATGGCAGCGCCAATCGGCCCCGCGACCGCCATGCCGATGCCGGCACTAATCAGCGAGCCTGTCTTGCTGCTGGCAAAGTTGGAGATGCCAGTCAGCATCGAATTGGCCGTGCCCAAAAGCCCGGTGAGTTTGGTGGCAGTCTGGATGCCGGCGGCAGACCCCTCCATGCCGTTGGTACGGATAATGAGATTGGTGAGCCCGCCGATATTGGCCTCGATGCTCTTGAGCGAAGCCAGCATGGCGGCGGAATAGCGCATGGTCAGCGTGTCGACCTCGCGCAGATGATCGATGGCCTTGGCAATGCTCTCCGATTTGGCAGCGCTATCGCCGAAAACCGTGCCGGTGCCGTCATTGGCAGTCGTGGGCTTGGCGCCGCCGCCGCCAAAAGCACCGCCAATTGCGATGCCGAGCGAGGCGATCACGGCGGCGGTGGCGGCCCCTGCGGCAATGTTGAGCGGGAACGGCAGTGAGCGAATGGCGTTCACCACGGCTTCAACCGCCTTGATGCCCGTTGTAATGATCGAGTTACCCTGTTCGACGCCGGCTCTTGCGGTGTCGGACACTGCCATGGCCGTATCCGAAGTGACCTTGGCAGCGGTCTGCGCGCCGATCAGACCGATTTTCACAGCCGCATTCTTGATGGCGACCGCCAGTTCAAAGGCGCGGAACATTTTCTCGGCGGCTGCCATTGCTTTAAAGCCATCGGAGCCTTGCTTGAAGAACCCCTTCGCGGCCGAGGCCAGATTGCCATAATGGTTGATCTCGGTCGAAGCCTGCGCCGTGCGCGCGTCCGCATACTGGAACGAGGACCTTCCATATTCACGTTCGGCATCGGCGACGCGGCTAGTAGCGGCCACCTGCGCAGAGGCAAAACGGGTGATCTCGACGGTGATGCCGCCAATCGCCCCGCCAACTGAACCGAACGCATCCGCCATGCCCTGAGCCGCAGCTTCTGTCGCCGAGACCATGTCCTCGAGGCTTGCGAGGAACTGCTCCTGGTCCGTTTGGGCAAAGTCAGCCTCCATCAGGCGGGTGCGTGCAGCCCGATATCTCTCCCAAGCTTGGGCGCCGCGTTCGAGCACAATCTGCTCGCGCTCCGCCTCAATATTGGCGAGTGCCTGCGCCCGCACTGATTGCCCGAGAAGTGCAACCTGCTGTTCGAGCGGGACGACCGTTTGGCGCAGGAACTCAGACGCGGCGAACGCGCGAGTTGTCTGTTCCCATGCTTCACCGGCTTCGAGAATAGCGATCCGCGCCGCGTCGGTAGGCGCCTTCAGCGCCGCCATGGCGACTTCCATGCGCTTGATCTCGAGTCCGGTCTTGCCGATCTTGGCGGTCTCCAGCGCGAGATTGGCAGCAAAGTCTCGGGCAGCCTGGAGAGCACGCTCAGCCTCGCTTGCTTCGCGAGATTGACGGCCAGCACCAGCCCGGTCCGGGCGATCACCGCGGATCTCAGTCGCACTTGCAGCCAGGCGCTCGCGGGCCGCCTTCAGGCTGTTTTCCCGCCACTGTGCAGAAAAGGCGTCCATCATTCCCATGGCATCGCCAAAAGCCGAGGTGAACTCGTCTCGGACCTGAGCGCCCATCCGCGCCGTCGATCCAGCAAAGCTGTTTTCCATGCGCGGGAGGGCCACGCTCTCGATGCGGGTGATGGTGGCAAGCCCGACACGGTCGAGCACCGGGTTCACCCATTCGGCGAGCCAGTTGAGCGCGGCGATCGCCTTGTTGGCGAGATATTCGATGCCAGCGATAGCGAGATTGGCAGCGCCTACGGCCGCTTCACCGATCACGCCAGGCAGCGACGACCAAAGGATCCGGATCGCGTTGAACCCGCCGACCCAGCCAGCATAGAGGATCGCGACAGCATATTTGCCGACCTGAAGGATCGCTTCAAAGGCGGCGACTGCCCAATCCTTCAGGGTAGAGAATACTGTGCCGAGGTTGAGGCCTTCCGAGACGGTGGTCCACAAACCCTTCATGGTGTCGCCGACCGTGATCCCGACCGGCCCCAGCTTCTCCATCTCCTTGGCGGTAAGACCAAGGCTAGCAGCATATTTGTCGAGTTCGCCCGACTGTTTGACGCTGGACTGGAACATCTTGAACGCGCCGAACGCGAGGGCTGCGGCAGCGGCTGCCGCCAGCAGATACGGGTTTGTAAGCGCGGTCGCTGCCGCAGTGGCGGCCAGCCCCAGCAGCGCCCGGGCCATGCCGCCGATCCCGACGCCTGCTTGCATGGCGATCTGACCGATCTGGCTGCCCTGCTGCATGAACACGGTCATCGGCTTCTGGCCTGAGAACAGGCTCACCACCACGTCGTTGAGCTGGTAGACGAGATTTTGCATCTGATGGCCGGCCAATTTTGCCGAGCCGCCCATGCGGGTCATTCCGCGCGAGCCGACGGCCTCAATGGCCCGGTCGGCCTGAGCTGACGAAGCCGCCACATCCCCCATGGCGCCTGCAACCGACCGCTTGATGTCAGCCATCTCCTTCTGAAGCCGGGCAACATTGGTGATCAGCTCAATTTCGAGGGTGCCTGCTTTCACGTGCCTGGATCCTTCGACATCATTAGCGCCCGGAAGGCGTTGGTCACTTTCCGGGAAACTTCATCACGGTTGAGAAAGGACGTAGCGGTCCAGGGCGGCGGACAATCCGGCTCGCGGGCGCGGACTGTTTCGGCGACGAACTCCACAGACAGGCGTCGCAGCAGGCGGACCAGCCAGGGCGGCAGGTCTAGCCCCATGCATTGCTGCCACTGGCTTATCGAGCCCCATGAGATGGGCACTGCGCCCATGGCGCCGGGATCGGTTGGGCCAACTTCCATAAGCCAGTCGATCACCCATGGGGTGCGGATCGGCGGAAAGTCGGGGGTAAGATCGTCGATGGCCATGCGCTGCAGCCGGGTCAGCGGATCGGTGCCAGCGTCGGGTTTGGCTTGCTTGGGTGAGCGCGGCTTTGGCGCCGTGCCCAGCCACGCCAGTTGCCGAACGTAGAGGCTCAGCTCTGCCCCGAGCTCTTCGTAAAATTTGCCCAGTCATTGATATGAGCGGCGACCTGGGTGGCGATGAAACCGATCGAGGGATCAGCATAGGCCTGGCGGAACAGCTCCTGACCTTCCAGCCCTTCAGCGGGCGGATAGGCAAATGCGTTGAAGCTTACGGTGCAGGCGGCCAGAAAATCGGCCTGTTCGGCGAGCTTTTCCTCGGCCGACTGGTCCATTTTTCCGCGCTTCTTGATCTTGTCCATCAGTTGGTTCTGCTGACGGGCCTGCGCGCGTTGGTAGACCTTCGAGCCCGGGCCGTAGACCGTGATCGATAGCCGCTTGCCTTTGTCGTCAAAGAGCGGGGCATCGTCGCCGCCGACGAGTTCCACGGTGGACGTGTCGGTGGCTGCAAGTGTGGTGATGTCGAACATGGATTGTCTCCTATGGGGTTGCGATGCAGTGATTTGGGCGCCCAATCACCGCATAGTTTGCGGTGATTGTTGCATTTGCGGTGATTAGGGGTCATAAACGCCGCAAGAGGTGCGGTGATTATTGTGCGATACATTCATCAAAGAGACGACTGGCCCCGATTTCGTTGGGACGAACTGCAAATCGGCTCCAAGCTTACCGAGGTCCGCCATCGTCAAGGGCGGCTGACAGGCCGCATGGAAGCGCTTGGTTTTGGACTGCGCGATGAGGCCATTCTGCGCACGCTCACCCAGGACGTGCTCAAATCCAGCGAAATCGAAGGGGAAATCCTCGATGCTGAGCAGGTCAGGTCTTCCATTGCGCGGCGCATGGGCCTTGATTTTGCGGGACTGGTTCCCTCCGATCGTAACGTCGAAGGTGTGGTCGAGATGATGCTCGATGCCACGCAGAATTTTGATCAACCTCTAACCGCTGCCCGACTTTTCGACTGGCACGCCGCCCTGTTTCCGACAGGCAGAAGCGGCATGACCAAAATTACGGTTGGCGGTTGGCGAAACGACGAAACTGGCCCCATGCAGGTCGTGTCAGGTCCGATAGGGCGCGAGCGGGTCCACTATGAAGCGCCGGTTGCCGCGCAGCTTGATACTGAAATGCAGGCATTTCTGGCATGGTTCGACGATGCATCATCGCTAGACCCCGTCATCAAGGCGGCAATTGCCCATATCTGGTTTGTGACCATCCACCCGTTTGATGATGGGAATGGGCGTATCGGCAGGGCGATTTCAGACATGGCCATGGCGCGCTCTGATCGCAGTGCACAGCGGTTTTACAGCATGTCTGCGCAAATCCGGACTGAGCGTAAGGCATATTACGATCAGCTCGAAGCAAACCAGAAGGGCGATCTGGATGTTACAGGCTGGCTGACCTGGTTCCTGGATTGTCTAGACCGCGCCTTTGATGGGGCGGAAGAAACGCTGGCTGCCGTTCTGAGCAAGGCAAAGTTTTGGGAGAAGTACAGCCCTGCAGGCCTCAATGCCCGCCAGACCCAGATCCTCAATCGGCTGCTTGATGGGTTTGAAGGTAAGCTGACCAACGCCAAATACGCCAAGCTTGCCAAGACATCGAGCGATACATCGCTGCGTGACCTCAATGACCTGGTTGCCAAAGGTATCCTGCACAAGGCCCCGGCGGGAGGGCGCGGGACCAGCTATCACCTGCCAGAAGATGATTGATAAACCAGCCTGATATCGATCATCACGGCGCCAGCACCTCGACAATGCCCACGCCGGCAGAATTGGTGGTGAGTTCCAGCGTCACGGTGGCGGTGGTGATCTGGTCGACCGAGCCAACGTTGACCTTGAAGCTCATCACCTGCGCCTGAAAGTAGTATTTGTCGCCGTTCTGGGTGGTGACGAGGAAGCTGAAATCTGCATCGGACATAGATGCAGATTTCAGAAGGATCTGGCCGCTATCATCGGTATCAAGACCCATTTGGATGGTCATCGTGCCCTGATTGAAGCTGCCCTTTTTCTTGACGACGCCGCGGCTGCCAACAGGGTTGAAGGTCACAAGATTGAACTCGCGGCCAAACTCTCCAAGGTCTGAAACTTCGCCGACCACCGTCATGGTAAGCGCGTTGTAGCCTGTGGCGTCAAAGGTCGCAGGAGATGAGGCCGACACCTTCAATGTGGTGCCGGCAGAAGTCCGAACAGTCATAAATCAAGTCCTTATTGAGGGGAGGCTTCAACGCGCCTCGTTAAATGAGACGCGCAAATCTTGGCTTTGCATGTGGATACCGGTCTCCTCGTCGAGGAAATCTGGTCCGACGGTATCTGTGTGGACGGTTACGTCATCGAGCCCGTCGATGGTGGGCCTCTGGTCGGCAGCAGCCTTGCGGACAGCTGCGAGAATGACTTTCACTTGACGGTAAGACGCCGCGAGTACGGTCATTTGCACCCGCTCGGTCACCCGGCGTGTCGGGCCCGGGGCCGGGATGTTTCGATCGACGCTGCTGACCGACATCAGCGATATCGCCGGCAAGTCTGTGCCCTGGGGCAGCATTCCAGCGGCAATACGCGCTTCAGGAACATGCGCCGTCACCCTGGTCTCACCTGCAAGGAGAGATCGGACCACAATAACACCGTTCATTCGTCGTCGATCTCAAGCTTGGGAGCCTTGAGATCGCCAATCTGCACGCGGTGGGCGATGTAGGCGCCCATGGCGTTCACCGCTTCCTCGGCCTTCTGATCAAGAGCCGGGCGCAGAAACGGTTTGGCAGCGTGGCCCGGGTGCATCACCACAGCACCGACGAAGTTCTCGCCAATCTTCAGGCTGCCTCGTTTCACCATCTTGTTGATCGTGCCGATCGACACCGCACGGGGGCCGCGGCGCGTCTCGCGGACTGGCTTGTCTGCATCGGAAACAGAGATCAGGTGCGGCGCAACGCCATATTCGATGAACAGGCCGAGATAGGAGCCTGACCCGCGCAGTTTGACGTAGGAGGAGAGTTTGCTGCCCTCAACCCGCGTGCCGATGCCGATCGCCTTCTTGAGCTTGCCTGTGCGGACAGGGACATTGGCCTTCGCCTGTTGCTGGATCACCTTGGCGCCAGCGCGAAGCCCGCCGCGAATAACGTTGCGCTCGAGGTTCTTGGGCAGTTCATCAAGCAAGCGTAGTAGTTCAGGTCCGCCCCTCAGCTTTATAGTCATGGCGCTGCTCCTTGACTGGAGTGTTCTTCGACCATGATTTCCATAGCCTCGCGCCGGCCAAGCGTCGCCGGGCCAGAGACAATCTGGTGAATGCGATTGTCGAAGATTACGCGCATATCAGCAGCGAGCCCCGCCAAATAACGTATCCGGATACGCGCAGGCCTGCGAGCAATCTGGACACTGTCCGCTAAACGTTCAGCCTTAGATGGAAGAATGTCCTTCACCTCGGCCCAGACATAAGCAAACTGTCCCCAAGTGACCTGTTCGGTTCCGTATTGCGCGTCCCGCGTGACCAACTTGCGCTCGATCCGGATCCGGGTGTCGAGGCTCGAGGCTAGATCCAGCGACATTTGAGTTGCCCTACAAGGCTATCGAACGCGAGACAGGTTGCACCTTCCCGGTTTTCAAACATAGATGCGACTTTAACTAGGATTGCGGCCCTGGCGATCTGAAGATCAAGGGCTGTATCCGCAAAGCCTGTAGACAGAGTGATTTGGATGAAACCATCTGCGCCTAGTTGCGGCCAGGATTTGGCCGATGCCGTTCGGATACGGGTAAATCCATGCCGCTGCCGAGCAATATAATCGCCCTGAGGCAGTATGGCCATGTTGCCGTTTGCCGCAGTGTATCGGATTTGGACCACTGTGCATGGCCGGATCGGAAGGGTTATTTCGTCTTCCCATCCTTCCAGTTGAAGTTCGAGGGTCTGCTCGCACAGTCTAAGCCCGGTTTGCAACTCGAGCTCAGCCTGAGCGGCATCGAGTTTAGCGCCCAGTAAGAGATCCTCATCCCTTGCATCAAGCCGCAGTTGCTGCCGGGCTTCCTCAAGCGTCACGGCTCTATCTTGCGGTGGAGCGATGACGAGTATCTCGGACATCAACCAGCCTTGTTGGCAATGTTCGTCGCAGATTTGGTCAAGACGTTCAGCGTTTCTTGCTGCTTTGTCTTGGGCATAGTTTCAGATTTGGATAGCGCGGCAGGCTCTGACTTTACCG